TTAAACCTTTTCTCCCCTACTTGCAAGTCTATTTCATGGTGATATACTTTTAACCGTTGGCTCTCACCGGGAAAGTAGCCCAATAGATTCTAGGACAGTACCTAGAATCAATCCTAGGAATTGGGGTGCTTGGGAGCCAACACCTTAAACGGGGGGAAAATGACAGTAGAGGATTTGTTGCATGGCTTTGTGTTACAGCTACTCAGACGTGGGTTTACCACGGAACAGGTGGCTGAGGCTTTAGCCTCACAGAAGGTGAAGATGATGCAGGCTGACGAATACCTGCAAGCTGTTAAAGAATCAAAACTACAACCATAAGGGGTGAACATGGATAAGTACGTACCTAAGCCGGGTTATGGCTCGGTGTTTAAGAACGACAAAAAGACGGAAGACTGGCACGGAGACTTTAAGGGCAAAGTCGTGCTGCCAGACGGTAACGAGCACTACGTAGACATCTTCAACGTTAATACCAAAGATGGCCAGCCATACTTTAAGATGAAGATTGGCAAGCCCGTGGCGAACAAAGCTGGGGAATACTCAGCCGCACACAAGCCATTTCCTGCCAAACAAAAAGCACAACCATCCGGGTTTGACGACGTAGACTCAGACGTACCGTTCTAATGACCGCCGCCAAAGGGCAGACACAAATGCCCAACCTCAAGAACTGGGGTGGGGTACGTTCCGTACAAAAAAGGCTTACTCGTTCCAATACCCTGTACGCCAATCAGGAAGCCATTGCCTACTCGCTTTTGTCAATGGCCAATACCAAGATTACGGACATCATGGAATGGGACGAAGCTGGCAACGTACGGGTAAAGGCTTCGTCTAAGATACCCGAGCACGCTCTAAACGCCATTAAGAAGGTTTCGGTTAAAACCGATAAGGATGGCAACTCGGTATTGGATATTGAGCTATACGACAAGGTGGGTGTGCTGCGCTTACTGGCCAAAGCTGCCGGGATGCTAGAGCCAGAACAATCCGAGTCTGACAGGCCAAGCGTTATTGGCATTAACGTTAAAGCCCCAGACATGATAGATGTAACTGAGGAACCAATTGAGCAACCAGAAAGAGCGCAGCCAGAAGGCGCTTAACGGAGCTGGGCTAGACCTAGACTTCTCTACCAGCCCAGTCGTCTACAACTTCCTGCAAAGCAATGCTTTTGTACGTGGATTGATGGGGCCGGTGGGGTCTGGCAAGAGCTATGCGTGCGCCGCTGAGATAATGTTGCGTGCCGTTAGGCAAAAGCCTTCCCCTATCGATGGCATCCGATATAGCCGTTGGGTTATTGTACGAAACTCTTACCCAGAACTCAAAACGACCACAATCAAGACGTGGCAAGACTTATTCCCAGAGAACACCTTTGGGCCAATGCTCTATACTCCACCGATTACCCACCATATCCGCTTGCCTTCCCGGGGCGATGCGGCGGGTATTGACTGCGAAGTTATCTTTCTAGCACTTGACCAACCCAAAGACGTGCGAAAGTTGTTGTCCTTAGAGCTTACCGGCGCTTGGGTCAACGAGGCCCGAGAGCTGCCAAAAGCAGTTATCGATGGCCTCACCCACCGGGTCGGTCGATACCCGACCAAGCGAGATGGTGGCGCTAGCTGGCATGGTATTTGGATGGATACAAACCCAATGGACGATGACCATTGGTGGCATAGACTATCCGAGAAAGAAAAGATGACCGGGGCGTACGCTTGGAAGTTTTATAAGCAACCCGGCGGTGTAGTTGAAGTAGACCCTAAAGACCTACCAGATAACCCAGAAGCCAATGACCATCTGTTTTCTGCCGGACGCTGGTGGAAGCTAAACACCAAAGCCGAAAACGTACGTAACCTACCGGCTGGTTACTACCAGCAGATGTTGCTTGGTAAGAACCTAGACTGGATTCGGTGCTATGCCGAAGGCAAGTACACCTACGTTCAAGAAGGTAGACCAGTCTGGCCAGAGTACGATGACCTACTAATGACGGCTGACTTGGAACACGACCCAACCATTCCAATCCAAGTAGGGCTAGACTTTGGTTTGACGCCTGCCGCCGTTATAGGACAACGTACGCAAAGTGGTACGTGGCACGTACTCCACGAGATTGTCACCTTTGATATGGGGCTTGAGCGATTTGGACAGCAACTATTGGCTGAGCTCAATGCCCGTTATCCAAAAGCCGAAGTGATGGTCTGGGGCGACCCCGCTGGTATGGCTAGGGACGCCATATATGAAGTAACCGCCTTTGACTACCTAAGAACATTGGGGCTTCGTGCTCAGCCTACGCCAAGTAACGATTTTAAGGTTAGGCGAGAAGCGTCTGCCGCCCCGATGCAGCGGCTTGTGGCTGGTAAGCCCGGGCTGCTAGTCAATAGGAGCTGTAAGCTACTTCGCAAATCCTTGGCTGGTGGCTACCACTTTAAGCGGATAGCCGTTGGCGCAGGGCAAGAAAGATTCAGAGATACGCCAAATAAAAACGAACACTCCCACGTTGGCGACGCCTTTGGCTACCTATTGTTGGGTGGCGGGGAGCACAAAAGGATGACCAAATCAAACTCTGGGCAGTCACGTACATTTACCGCACAAACCGTAGTCAATACAGAATTCGATGTCTTTGGACATTCTTAGCCTAAACTCTGAAATCAAGAACAGAAACGGGGTTTTGCTGATGCCGTACTCCCCGCTTCATGCGATGGAGATTGAGGTATCCAATCCAGAGATTCTAAGTTCGGGCCAATCCGCCGCCGAGCACATGAACTGCCAAGCAGCACTTGGGCCTGCCGTAACAGCGGTGGTCAATAATTCACCACTAGCCGTGTTCGGATTTATACACTATTGGAACGGCATGGCTGAGTTTTGGTCTATGTTTGATGACAGGGCTAGGCGCTACCCAAAGACCATGACTTTAGTTGCAAAACAATTTCTGTATATCGCAGAGGTATCAGAAGGATTGCACCGGCTACAAATCACAGTAAAATCTGATGACACAAGGGCGTATCGGTGGGCTAAAGCGTTAGGTTTTGAAGAAGAAGGTCTAATGCGGAAGTTTTTGCCGGACGGGTCTGATTCATACATGATGGCGAGGATTAAATGAGTGGACTATTTTCTAAACCAGATACAAGCGCAGCCGAGCGCCAGATTGCTGAACAGCGCAAAGAAAACGAAAGACTGCGCCAAAAGGCAGAAGAAGAAAAGCGTGACATGATGGAATCCGAGGCGTCCAAGCGTAGGGCTAGGACGAGTGGTGGCTCACGTATGTTGTTGTCTGAGGCACGTATAGCTCCGGAAACAGGAATTCAAACATTGGGTGCTACTGGCACAGAAAGGGTGTAATCATGGGTGGAGTCGTTAGAAAAGTTACCGGCGAAGATGAAAAGCGCAGAATGGAAGAAGCAGCCCGTAAAGCTGAAGCAGAAAGAGTAAAAGCAAAAAACGAGCGTAATGAACAAATGAGAACTGCCGGAGAGGCCGCAGCCTCATCTGTACGAGCACGCCGTCGCCGTAGTGGTTTACTTGAAACCGCTAGTGTTATTGGTGGAGAGCAAACTCTAGGTTCAGGCACGGCTTTATAAGGAAACAAAAATGCCAGATAAAGACAAAATGCAAAAGAAAGTTGCAATGGTTATGCGTGAATACTCTAAGGGCAAGCTGAAATCTGGCTCTGGCCAGAAGGTCAAAAGCGAGCAGCAGGCAAAAGCCATTGCCATGAGCGAAGGCCGCAAGGCAGCGGGGTACAAATGAAACCCGGCCTCTATGCCAATATCCATAAAAAGCGTGAGCGCATAGCCGAAGGTTCTGGCGAGAAGATGCGCAAGCCCGGCTCAGCAGGAGCCCCAACAGACGAGGCTTTTAAAAAAGCGGCTAAAACCGCAATGAAGCCTAAGAAGTAATGGCTACCCAGTACGTCAACAGGGAGTCGATGAACACGAAGTCACGTCATGTGACTTTGACGTACATGGATAAAGACGAAGGCCAAAGAGTAGTTGGATCTCCTGACCCGTTGCCAATGGCCGACATTAACCATGTGAGGCTGCACGAAGGTAGAGCCTTCTATGCATATTTTTTAAATGGCGACGCAAATCAATTAGCTGATGACGCATCTATTAACATTGCTGCCGCTTGGGCTGCTGGCAAATATCCCCACCTAGTATTTGATGTTAGATGTGGCGGTGATGCAGAGTTTACTATTTTTGAAAATGCAACTGTAACTGGCGGCACATCGTTTACCGCTATCAATCGTTATAGGTCATCGACCAATACAAGTTCAAGTGCGATACTAATTAACCCAACAGTTACCACTACTGGAACCGCAATAACTGGCGAATTTCTTGCTGGCGGTTCTGGTGGTCAAGCTGGTGGAGCTGCGGCATTTTCATTTCAATATGTTCTTGCCCCATTAACAACATACTTGTTTAGGCTGACAAATAGAAGCGGTCAGGCGCACATGGCCCATGTAATGATTGAGTGGTACGAGTAATGGTACAAAAAAAATATCAAAATCCAGAAGGCGGCCTTAACGAGGCTGGAAGAAAACACTTTGAGCGCAAAGAGGGTGGCAACTTACAGTCCCCAGTAAAGTCTGGGACTAACCCAAGACGGGTTAGCTTTGCTGCGAGATTTGGCGGCATGGCTGGGCCTCTCACAGACGAAAAAGGCAGGCCGACTAGGCTAAAGCTAGCCTTGAAAGCATGGGGCTTTGGAAGCAAAGAAGCTGCACGCAATTTTGCGATGCGTCATAAAAAGGATTGAACATGGCACGACTAAAGGCTGAAGAAGTATTAAAACGACACGACGTTGCACTTCGCAAAAAAGATGATTTCAAAAGTCTTTACGAGGACGCCTACGAGTTTGCTTTGCCGCAGCGCAACCTATACGACGGATATTGGGAAGGCAAGGTAGGTGGCGCCAAGAAGATGGGCCGTGTGTTTGATTCCACGGCCATCAGCTCGACCCAGCGTTTTGCCAACCGTCTTCAGTCTGGCATTTTTCCGCCGCAGCGTAAGTGGTGCAAGCTAGAGCCGGGGCCGGACATTCCTGACGAGCGCCGTGCTGAAGCACAGTCTGCGCTAGATGTCTACAACGAGAAGATGTTTGCCGTACTCAAGCAGTCAAACTTTGACATTGCTATTGGCGAGTTCTTGCTAGACCTATCTGTTGGCACAGCCGTTATGATGGTTCAGCCGGGAGATGACGTAGCTCCAGTAAACTTCGTTCCAGTTCCACAATACCTTGTGGCCTTTGAAGAAGGCGCCAATGGGCAGGTCGATAATGTTTATCGGCGCATGAGAATCAAAGCAGAGGCAATTGCAAACCAATGGAAAGATGCGGTAGTACCTGAGAATAGCCAGCTTGCTCGCTTGGTTAGGGATAAACCCACCGAAGAAGTCGAGTTTATTGAGGCAACAATTGTTGATGTTAAGCGTGGCGACTTTGGGTATTACGTTATCCACAAAGAGTCCAAGCAGGAGATTGTCTATCGTAAGATAAAGACTAGCCCTTGGATTGTAGCCAGATACATGAAGGTGGCCGGTGAGATATATGGACGTGGCCCGTTACTAACTGCCCTTCCAGATATTAAGACACTCAACAAAACAAAAGAGTTACTTCTCAAAAACGCCAGCCTTGCTATTGCCGGGGTCTATACCGCAGCCGATGACGGCGTTCTCAACCCCAACACGATTCGTATTGTTCCGGGTGCGATTATCCCGGTTGCACGCAACGGTGGGCCGCAGGGTGAGTCATTAAAAGCCCTGCCACGCTCGGGAGACTTTAACGTAAGCCAGTTGGTTATCAACGACTTGGTACAGAACATCAAGCGAATCCTGCTAGACGAGTCCTTGCCACCAGATAACATGAGCGCACGGTCGGCAACCGAGATTGTTGAGCGAATGAAGGAACTGGCTCAGAACCTAGGCTCGGCATTTGGTCGCCTTATTAACGAGACAATGGTTCCAATAGTATCCAAAATCTTACAGGTTATGGATGACCGTGGAATCATTGACCTGCCGTTACGGGTCAATGGGCTTGAAGTGCGTGTCTCCGCAGTATCACCGCTGGCTATGGCTCAGAATATGGAAGAAGTGGACTCTGCCCTCAAGTTCTTCCAGATTGCAAGCCAAGCTGGGCCAGAAGGCCAAGTCGCAGTTAAGGTGGGCGAGATGCTCGACATCATTGCAGACAAGCTGGGAGTTCCAGCCGCTATGCGTGCATCACCAGCAGAGCGTGCCGACAAGATGGAGCAAACAATGGCTATGGCTCAACAACTAGCCCAAGCCCAAGCACAAGCCGAACTACCGGCATAAGGGGTAATCATTGAGTTGGGAAGAACTTGAAGCAATACCGACCGACATAAGAGATGTCGCTCAGAAATCTGAAGACTTAGACAAGCTGTGCCTACGAGTCTTTAGCACCGAAGATGGCCAAGAATTGATGGCGTGGCTTAGGCTTACGCTACTAGAGCAACCCGTCGCCGTGCCGGGGAGCGACCCGTCCTATGGGTTCTACCGAGAGGGACAGAACAGCGTAGTAAGGGACATTGAAGCACGGATTAAAAGAGCGAGGAAACTTTGATGGAAACCCAAGAAACCCAACCCAGCAGCGGGGGAACCCAAGAAGCTGGCCTATTGGATTCGGCGGTAGTAACCGATAACCAAGAAAGCCAGAGCCAAGATACTTCCAAGACCACTATTCAACACCTAGAGCCCAAGGAAGACGACGGGCCGCTAGAGCGCCCGGACTGGTGGCCAGAGAACTTCTGGAAGAAAGACGACTCGGCGCCAGACCTAGAGGGGATTGCTAAGTCATGGATGGACTTACGCAAGCAAATTAGCCAAGGCAAGCATAAAGCTCCTGAAGACGGCAAATATGACATGAGCGCCTTCGCCCAGATTCCAGACGATGACCCTGTTCGTGGCCATGTGTCTAACTGGGCTAAAGAGTTTGGAGTTAGCCAAGCCGCCTTAGACGCCTTAGTTGGCCCTGTTGTTGCAATGCAAGGTGAACAGCAACAACAAGTCACAATGAGCATTGAGCAAGAACGCAAGTCTTTAGGCCCAAATGCAGATGCCATTATTAAAGGCATGGGCGAATGGGGCGCAGGCTTAGTCCGCAAGGGAGTTCTCAGCAAGGACGACTTTGAGGAATTTAAGTACATGGGCGGCACGGCCAACGGGATTCGGGTTCTATCCAAGTTGCGGGAAGCATTTGAAGGAACTAGAATACCTACACAATCTGTCCCATCAGAAGGCGCTCCAAGCAAAGAAGAACTGTATCAGATGGTGGCAGACCCGAAATACAAGACAGACGTTGCCTATCGCCAAAAGGTAGAACGTATGTTTTCGCAGGCTTTCTCTGAGTAACCCCCTCTCCAACCTTCAAGCGGAGACTTGCCCCCGGCTCAAAAGGCTGGGGGTTTTTTTTGCGTAAACCTATTGCATCGCCAAAATTAGTGTTGTAAAAAGACGTCATAGGCCAATCCTTTGCGACCCTATCCGCTGTGGATGCAGACGACCGGCTCCCGTAAGGGGCAAGCATACGGCCCAAATCACCGGCTAACCGAAGCGACGAAAACTTTTTTTAACTTTCAAGGAGATACAAATGTCCGTTTCATTATCGAACGCCTTTGTAACGCTCTTTGATGCTGAAGTTAAACAGGCTTATCAGGGCGTAGCCCAATTGGTAGGTGCGGTTCGTCAGCGTCGGGGTGTTGAAGGCTCAACTGTTAAGTTTCCCAAAGTCGGCAAGGGCGTAGCTACATCACGTGTTCCCCAGTCCGATGTTACCCCTTTGAACGTATCGTTTTCAAACGTAACCTGCACGCTCCAAGACTGGAACGCCGCAGAGTACAGCGACATTTTCAACCAAGCTAAGGTCAACTTTGACGAGCGTAATGAGCTTGTTCAGGTTGTTGCCAACGCTATCGGCCGTCGTCAAGACCAACTTATTCTGGACGCACTTGCAGGTTCGAGCACCAGCCTTATCGTGACCGAAGACGAAGGTGGTACAGATACGGGTCTGAACGTAGCCAAGCTGCGTGCTGCCAAGAAACTGTTGGATAAAAACAACGTTCCTATGGACAACCGCCATATCATCATCCACGCAAACAGCTTGTCGAGCATTTTGTCTGAGACTGCCGTAACTTCGGCTGATTTCAACACCGTGCGTGCGCTGGTTTCTGGTGAGCTCAACACGTTCTTAGGCTTTACCTTCCACACCATTGGTGATCGTTCGGAAGGCGGATTGCCCGTTGCTTCGTCCGAGCGCAAACTGTGGGCTTTCCACCGTGACGCTATCGGCTACGGCGAGGGCATTGCACCACGCACCGAAATCAATTACATCCCTGAGAAGACTAGCTGGCTGGTAAACGCAGTATTCTCGGCAGGTGCAATTGCTATTGATGCCGAAGGTATTGTCGAAGTCCAAACAACTGATTCAGTCTAAGGAGAACGACAATGGCATATAACAAAGACGGTTTGAACCTCGTAAACGGTTCTAAGGCTGGCAATTCGCCTCAGATTTGGACGTATCAATCTGCTGATGCAATTGGCGACATTGACGGCGCAGGCTACTTCAACTCTGCCGCATCAATCCTCAAAGTTGGCGACCTTATGTATGTCTACTCTGGCGTTGGCGGATCTGCTGCTTTCGGCTTTGTAGTGGTCAATGCTAACGACGGCACGACTGTTGACGTTACCAGCGTAACAACTGTTGGCACTATCGACAGCGACTAATTGCCTGTCGAGTACGCAGTAAAGCATAGGGGTTGTGCCATTATATGTGGCGCAGCCCCTTCTCTTTTTGAAGACCTAGAAGCCGCACGCAAGTTGCGGCCAGACGCAGCCACCCTAGGCGTTAAGTATGTAGCCGCAATTGTCCCCGAAATTGAGCACGTCTGGACTCAGCACGGCGAGATGTCCATAAAAATTAAGGCTTCTGTGGACAGGCCAATTAAGATACACGCCAGACCTAAAATCCTACAAACACCAAAGGGAACTTTATGGCATATTCCGTATGCTAGAGAGTCGTTTGATGCGATTGACTACGTCTGGCCGGGTCTATCCTTTGCCGTTGGCTCTAGTGGCGTGGCCGGTGCTATGTGGGCTAGACACGGCATGGGGTTTGAGGAAGTCATAATGGCTGGCATAACCCTGTCTGGCGACGACCAGAAATATGCCCAAGGATACCCAAACAAGTATAGCCAGCACGCAGGCTACGCTAGGGCAGACCAGATAGACAACTGGTTTCGGGTGCTCAAGCGCCACCAAGAGGAAGGCTTGACTATGGGAATCTACTCAATGTCCGGAAGAACCAAAGATTTGCTAGGAGCCCCAGAATGATTACGGTTGCTTGCGTGCTAAAGTCTGGCGGCAGATACAAGCCAGATGACGTGGCCAAGCTGAGTCGCAATGTAGCTCAAAAACTGAGCCTGCCCCATAACTTTGTATGCCTTTCTGACATCCCAGTACCGTGCGAACGTATTGCTTTGCAACATGACTGGTCTGGGTGGTGGTCAAAGATTGAGCTATTTAGGCCAGATGTACTACCGCCCAATACCATCTACCTTGACCTTGATACCGTTGTACTGGATGACTTTTCGGACATTGCCGAGTGCGGATACGACTTTGCCATGATGCAAAACCTAAAGCGTCCGCACATGGTTTCGTCTGCCCTTATGTGGTTCTATCATAAAGCCCCTGTTGAAGTCTATAAAAGATTTGTGGTAAACCCAGATTATTGGGTAAAATATCACCAAGATAACAAGGACGGCCCATATTTGGGCGATCAGGCGTTTATCTGGGATGCGTTAGATAGAAACGTGCCGGTATTAGAAACCAAGAAATACGGAGTCTATTCATACCGCCTACACGTAAAAGACCGAGGCAAACCGCCTGACGGGTGTAGGATTGTTGATTTTGGTGGGCAATACAAACCAAACAACGTTGACGCCGAGTGGCTACGTGCCATTCGAGGATAGGATAGATTATGGCTGCCGGTGATTCTGCTCTTTCAATATGTTCTGACGCCTTGCAAATGTTAGGCGCCAAGCCAATCTCGTCCTTCACAGAAGGAACCGATGAGGCAAATGTTGCCGATTCCCTGTACCAAGACATCAAAAAGCAAGCTCTCTTGGTTTACCCTTGGTCTTTTGTATACAAAAAGATTGCGTTAGCGCAATTGCTGACTGGGCCAACAACTGAGTATCGCTATGCCTATCAACTACCCGGCGACCGTATTGGCCCACCACGCTCCGTAACCACTAGCGCAACACCAGGTTCCGGAACTATCCGTAACTACCGGATATTTGGCGACCAGCTTTTAACTAACGAAACAACGATATACATAGACTATCCCTATGACGTACAAGAGTACGAGATGCCCGTGTACTTTATTCAGCTTATGAAGTACATGATGGCTTGGCATCTGTCTTTGCCCATTACAGACCAGATGGACAAGACGCAATACTGGCAAGGCGTGGCTATTGGTGCGCCATCAGAAAATGGTCGTGGTGGATATATGCGTACCGCCACCACTATTGATGGCCAAGGTCAGCCAATTTCTGTTATTGAAGATTACAGCTTAATTGACGTGAGAAACTGATGGCACGTTTTACGTCAATCCAAACTAACTTTTCGACCGGGGAATTAGACCCTTTGTTGAGGGCTAGGGTTGACCTTGCGGCTTATGGAAATGCCTTAGAGGAAGCTACTAATGTAGTGGTTCAGCCACAGGGCGGAATCCGTCGCAGGCCCGGAACAAAGTATATTATGAGTCTGCCGAACAGCAGCTCTGAATCGGCTGGCAATGGCGTGCGCCTAGTGCCGTTTGAGTTCTCAACCAGCGACTCATATATGTTGTGTTTTACCCACAACCGTATGCACGTCTTTAAGAACAATGCTCAGGTCTTAGACATCAATGGCGGCTCACTAGACTATTTAGACACAAGTAGTGTTGGTTTAATAGGCTCTCGTTTGGGAACAATTAACTGGACGCAGTCTGCCGACACGCTCATTGTTGTCCACCCAGATATTCAGCCAATAAAGATTGTGCGTGGCGCAACAGACGCAAGTTGGACTGCATCTACAATCACCTTTGAAAATATCCCAAGATACGCATACACCGTAACAACAGATGCTGGCCGTGCTGTAACGCTAACCCCGTCTGCCGTATCTGGCAAAGTAACCCTGACTGCAAGTGCTGCGGCGTTTCACAACGGACTAACTGGAACGGCAGCGGCAGGTGGAGCCAGCACAATAACTTTGCCTGCGGCGGCTATTGCGACAGATGACATTTATAACGGGTCAACGATAACCATTACCAGCGGAACTGGCGCCGGTCAGACGAGAATCATTAGCGATTACGTTGGCGCAACAAAGGTTGCAACTGTATCTGTGGCGTGGGCTACGCAACCAAACAATACTTCTGTATTTACAATATCAGACCTTATTGGGCAGTATGTCAACGCCGAGCCACAGGGTCGGGCCAAGATTGTTTCTTACACCAGCACAACGGTGGTCAAGGCAATCACAGAGTTCCCGTTTTTTAATACAACAGCCATTGCCGCCGCCGATTGGTCGTTTGAGCTTGGCTACGAAGATGTATGGTCGAGCACTAGAGGCTGGCCGCTATCGGTGACTTTCCATGAGGGCCGGTTATATTTTGGCGGTTCAGATTCTAGGCCATCAACTATTTGGGGTTCTAGGGTTGGAGACTTTTTCAATTTTGAACCGGGCGAAGGCTTGGACGATGAGTCAGTAGAGGCAACGCTAGATACCAACACCTTTAACTCAATCGTAGATATTACTTCCGCTAGAGACTTGCAGGTGTTTACGACTGGCGGTGAGTTCTTCTGCCCGCAGCAAGGTCTTGAGCCAATTACGCCAACGTCATTCTTTATGAAGGGCGTTACTAGAAACGGTGCAAAAGTTGGAATTAGGGTGTTGCAATTAGAATCTAGCACGCTCTACATCCAGAGACAGGGTAAGTCGCTAGATGAGTTTTCTTACACCGACACTCAAGCAACTTATGTTTCTTCAAAAATATCCTTACTGTCTGGGCATTTATTAAAGTCGCCAACACGGATGTCATTACGCCGGTCTGTGGCAACAGATGAAAATGATTTGCTAATGATAGTCAATGGTGATGGCGGCAGCATGGCGGTGTTCTCTTTGCTGCGCTCGCAAAACGTTATTGCCCCATCTGAGTTTATTACTTCTGGTGAGTTTATTGATGTTGGCGTTGACTTGACAACAATTTATACGGTTGTCAAAAGAACGGTCAACTCAGCAACTGTTTATTATGTGGAAATCTTTGACAACAATTTTCAGACTGATTGCGGCGTATCTGGTGGTGCTGCCGCTTCCGCTAGCTTATCTCATCTGGTTGGCAAAACAGTTGACATAATACTTGATGGTTCGGTTCAGGCTCAACAGACAGTTCCGGGCGGCGGAACGGTAACTTTTAATCGTTCATCTACAACATCGTATCAGGTCGGGATGGATTACAGCGTTCAAATTAAGACAATGCCAGCAGAACTAAAACTTCAGTCTGGCACACGCATTGGATTCCGCAAGCGAATTCTTGAAGTAAATCTGTTGGTTAAAGACACACAAGGTATGTCTGTCAATGGTATCGAGGTTCCGTTTAGGGCTCTTGGCGCTGGAATATTAGACGAGGCAATAACTCCGTTTACAGGAACAAAAACAGTAAGCGGAATACTTGGGTATACCCAAGACGGGCAAATCACGATTCAGCAAAACGACCCGCTGAAAATGATTTTATTGGGTATGGAATATAAAGTTTCAGTATATCCGGGGACATGATATGGAATTTGTAGCGATAGCAGCAACAGTAGTTAGTGCCGTTGGTTCAATCCAAGGTGGCAAAGCGCAAAAGCAAATGTACAACTTGCAGGCTTTGCAAACCACGGCTCAGTCTGAGCGCAAGGCATTGCAATACGAATTGCAGGCAAACGAGATATTGCAACGCAAAAGGCAGGCTAATGCAGCCATAGCTGCACGTTCGTTTGCCGGTGGAGTGGATGCGTTTAGCGGGTCGCCAGACATACTGCGTTCCGTTAATGATACTGTTGCTGGCCGTGAATTTATGTTTGCCCTAGATAATGCAAATGCTGCAATGTCTTTTGGGGACATTGAAGCTAATATGCTTCGGGCGGCTGGTAAGCAAGCGGAAAAAGCTGGCTACTTTGATGCTGCTGCAAAACTTGGAATGGCTGCTGCAACATACGCCAAGATGCCTACTCCTGCCAAAACGGATTACAGCATTACGGCTGGCGCAACATCGGCAACAATGGGAAGCCAAGGATTAAGTGCCAGCTCTCTTGGACAAGAATTCACCGGCGCAGGCGGAACGGGAATAAGGTTAAGATAATGGCAGAACTTCCACGCTACCAACGGGCTGGCAATATGCCAGCCGACATACCGCAGCTAAGTTTTGCAAACGTCAAAGAGGCGGCTAGGTTGTCTTCCAACATGGGGGCGGCATTAGATAAGGTATCCGCTTTTGCGTTAGGTGCGGTCAAAGAGCGCATCGACGAAGAAAACAAGATTGTCGGTATTCAAATGCGTGGTGAGCTTGAGCTATTAGCCAATGAAAAGATGGCTGAGTTTAAGCAAAAGCTACAAACAGGCGGGTATCAGAGCCACGAGGATATGCGGCAAGATGTGTTATCCCTGCAAGGCTTATGGAAGGGCTTGGCCAAGGTAGACCCAAATCAGGCAAGCGGTCTGGCTAACTCAATCAATCAACAGTCACGCACGTTAGTTGACTTGAGCGCAGAAACGTTTACCAAGGCTTACTTGGCTGACGCAGAAAACCAAATGAACTCCGTGGCCGGTGGGCTACAAACCCAAGTCTCAGACATCTTAAAAACTGCGGTTAATCCTGATGACGCAAATCTTAGAATTGCCCAACTAGAAGCAACACTTGGCGGAGCAATTGCTACAAAGAACCGTACGCTTGTTCCCAAATGGATAGAGAAATCTACCAAAGCAAAAGACGCTGGAATATCTGCTTTTGCCTCAGAGTTTATCCGTGATTCTGGCGACATCAACAAAACCTACTCTGCAATTATTTCCGGCAATACTGGCAATGCAGTAATGGATTCAATGCTTAAAACCGACAAGCGTGCAATTATTGTAGACGCAGCCAAGAAACAAATGGATGAGTTTCGTGATGCAGAGCTTGCACGTGAGACAACTACCAAGCGGCAAATCAACACCCTTACGGCAGACTTTAGCCTTGCGGTTGCAGCTAATAACAAGCCAGAGCAAGATAAGATTCTTGACCAGCTCTACTATCTTGACCGAAACAAGTACCGTGAGATGGTTAAAGTACGTGACGAAGGTGGCGGTATGTTTGCCCAGTATGACCACGGCTTTGCTATTGGAGCATTGTCATCAAAGATTGGCAGCGTTACCGGCAAGGTACTGACCGTAGAAGACGTAGAGGCAAACCGGAAATATCTGACGCCCTCTACCTACACCGAGTACATGAATAAGGCTCGGATACTGCAAGACGCACAAATGTCAGAAGTGATGCGACGCACCAAAGCTGAACTTGGGTTGCTGATTGGCAACCCAATGAATTCATCTGCGGCAAAAAATCAAAACGAACTTATTGCAAACCAAGTCGTTACTAAGTGGGCGGCTGATAAACAGGCCAATCCTAATATTGACCCGACACAATGGGTCGCAGATAACGTGACTGTCATTGCTAACACGGTACGCAAATCAGATACGGCAAATCTTGCCGATGTTGTGGTTAGTCGCCCAATTAGAACAATACAGGGTTACGACGACGCAATCCGCAAAGCAATCAATGCTAACGATAAAACACTTCAGACAAAGTTGATTAGCGAAAAGGCTCAGTTACAAGAAGCAATTAAAGGTGGTTTGGTTGACCAAAACGGCAACAAGATTGGCGGGACACGATGAAAGACATTGACGAACAGTATCTATTGACCTTGACGCTAAGGGATGCTGGTGGGCAGCGCCAAGTCTATTACAAAGATAATCGTGTCAACGAAACCGCCTATGTTGAGGAGTTTCTTGAATCTGGCGGAATGACATTGCCAGAAGACCAAAAACCAATGTCTATGTCTACGTTTGGAAAGATGGCTGCTGACGTTCCTGCTGGTCTAGCCAAGGGTGCGATTCAGGGTACGGTTGGGATTGGTGGCGATATAGAGTCTTTAGTCTACGGCGTGCGTGAGATTATTAAACGTGGTGCTGGTGAAAGCGCATTAGATGCTTTTATCAGGGGGCTTGAGTCCGACACTATTCTTCCAAAGACAGAGGAAATTAAGAAGTGGTTAGACACTAACATTGGCCAGTTGATTCCTGCTGGCGAAATTGATGAGGAACGCAAGGAAGCCGCTAAAGTATCCGAGTTTGTTGGCGAGCTAGGTGGTGCTGGCAAAACTGTTACTGCCGCAACCAAAGCTGTTGCACGTAGCAAGAAAGCATTGACTGGCGCTACTGCTGCGGTAGCCCCGGCAGCAAAAGAAAAAGGTGAGAAATAATGGCTATTAAGTCAATTGACCAACGCATAGATCAACTGGCTATACCAGATGGCCCTCAGCAAGAAATGCCTGCGCCAATTGAGCCGGTAACACCAGACCCATCATTAACCCTAGAAGACCCGCAGTTAGAGCCGGTACAGGTTGCTGGCCGTATCGAAGGGCTTACAGGAATTCTAAAAAGCGTTCAGAAGGCTACTGCACAGGTAGAAACTTCGCCTGTCAAGCGTGCTGAACAAGCCAAAGAAGTTTTGGCCAAAGACGCCGTTGACAAACCGATTGACGACATTGACGTTAGGGCAGCGGTTGGCGAGCAGCCAATCCGTGTTGAAGGCGATATGGTCATTGCCGAGCCAGTAGCTCCGGCCACAATGTTCCGTGTATTGGAGTCGATGAAGATTCAAAAGGTTGAGGGCAAGCCGCCAACGGTTCGACCAAACCTTGACCGCATCCAGTCTGAAGACGAGCTTAAGCAGTTCTATCTGGCCACGGTTGACGAATACTCAACGTTTGTAGACGAGCAGCGTAGACTTGGCCGCACATTTGAAGACATCATCAATGACGCCAAGGAAATCGGTGACGTACAGATTCTTCAAGACTTGCTAAAGCGTGCTCCGGGCGACGACCCATTTAATGACTCACGTTCTTTTGCTGCACGGTTAGCAGTCCTAAACCTTCAGTCGGCAACTCTTTCCGCAATCAAACAAGCGGCATCTACCGGCAACGCTAAAGACATTCTGGAAGCCGGTAGGTTGATGACCCTAGATGGTCAGGCCAGCGCATCGTTGCTAGGCGTTACAGCCGAAACAGGACGTGCTCTTTCCATCAATAGAATTATCATTGGCCCAGATAAGGCAAGGGTTCGTGAGCTACGCAAAACTATTGAATCATTTGAACTAGAACAGATTGGCGAGGTTAGCGAGCAAGAGGCTGCGGCAATACTTGAGCAACTTGGCGGCAAGGACAAAATGCTTGCTGCGCTTAGCTCCTATGAACAACTGCCAAACTCTAACGCCCGTGGATTCTATTCAAAGCACATGGCCCGTGCGGTGCTAGATTCTGCGTCTGAGATTTACCAGTCGGCATTGGTATCTGGCGTACAAACCCACGCTTTTAACATCCTTGGCTCTCCTTTGCATTACGGAATGATAACGGCAGAGCGTTTTGCTTCCGCCCTTGCCGGTAAGGATGAGGCTTTGATGCAGTCAACATTTGCATCTTTGCGTGCCTTCCCACGGTATTGGTCGCAGGCATTAAGCGCCTCTGCCGAAGCGTTTAAGTCTGAGAAGACATCTGACATGGCAACCAAGTTTGCCCAAAGCAGACTGGCCACGACAGCCGAGAGTTTTAACGTAGACCCCAATTCCACACTTGGCAAGGGCATCGACTACTTTGGACAGGCTATGCGGTTTATGGGATTCCGTGTGCTAACCAGCGCAGACGAAGGCTACAAGGCTTTGTTCCGTGGGATGGAGATGGAGTTTGCGGCAACTGACGCAGCCAGCAAAGCAGCAATCAAAGCCGTCGAGAATGGGGCAAGCCAAGCCGATGCTACCAAGGTAGCCCAAGACGTATACAGAGCCACAATGAATTCTGACGCCGCCTTTGAGGAAGCGTCTGAGATGGCCCGTGTGATTACATTCCAAGATGCACTAGAGGGCAAGATTCTTGGAAAGATGCAAGAAGTCATGTCTCATCCTGTGGCAAAACTTGCCGGTTTCCCGTTCTTCAAAACAGTAACTCAGATTGGACTGCGTGGACTAGAGCGCACCCCAATGGCTATTGCTATGCCACGGTTCTTTAAGGCTATAAACTCTGCTGACCCACGTGAGCGCAATATGGCGCTGGCTAAGGTTGGGGTATCGTCTGCCATTGCCAGTACGTTTATGACAGTAGATTTCTGGACAGAGGGTGAGTTTAGGATGACTGGCTACGGCCCAAGCGACCCTAAGCAGCGCCGTGAGTGGCTTGCCAAGAACGAGCCATATTCGTTTGGTATCAAGCAAAAGGACGGTTCATATCGTTGGCTATCCTATAAGCGGTATGAGCCGGTTGGTATGGCTCTTGGTTCTATGGCCGATGCCAGAGATACGGTATCCCATATTGATGAGCCAGAAGCAGCCGAAAACATTTTGATGCACTTGGCTCTCAGTAACTTGCAATACATGACAGAGAGCCAGCCTGCGCTGCAATTCTTTGCCGAGCTTGCTAATACTATCGGGACACGATACGAGGGTGAGGACGACAAGTTTGAGCGAATCCTGCAATTGCTGCAAAAACAGGCTACCGAGGCAAGTCTAGTAATTGGCCAATCGGCAGCCACGCTTGGGGTAGCCCCGGTTGGGATTACGAACACCATTGAAAAGATAATGGAAAATCCCATCAAGTCCAAGATGCCAGAAAACCAGTACGCCTATGCTGAGATTCCCGGGTTTCGGATGTCTTTGCGTGGTTCGTATGAGGCTATTGCTGAGGCCAGAGCCAAGGCGTCCTACTTTACCGGCAGGGGTATCCGTGAGACTAATGACTGGTATGAGCCGGTCTACCGTGAGTTTGATAATTGGGCTTCTCCGGCCAACGCCTTGCCAATACAGGTCAAGACCAAACGCTTTAACGGCATCAATGAGGAAATGATTAAGCTCAAGTCTGGGTTTCCGCCGATTAGCAATTCCATGAACGAGCCCGGTATTAAGCTAAATGATATTCAAAAGGATCGTTATAAAGAGCTCATTAACTATCCGGAGCGTTCAGCTTTTGCTAAGGAATACTTTGGGATTGCCGTACCCAAGCCAATCTTGGAACAGATGGTTTCGACCATAGCCGACAAGGAAACCTACGACTTTTCTTACGACCCCAATACCGGCATCCGTAGGCCATCCACGCCCGGAGACAGAGCACGTGCGCTTCAAAACGTCCGGGCAGTATATTCGTCTTATGCCAAAGACCTGATGCTCTTGGAGTTTCCCGAGCTCAAAACCTTGGTTGACGAGCGTAAGGCGTTTGAGGACGCATTTGGCAAAACCCCGCAAAAGCTGCCATTAACACCCGATACGCTAGAGAAAATCAAGCAAGCACCTTATAATCCACGTTAGGAAGGAATAAGTTATGTCTGTCCCAATTTCAAATGTCACCCGCCGGGTAGTGCTCGCCGCCTCTGGCACGGGGCCATATTCGTTTACTTTTGAAATCCTTGCCGCTACCGACATCTCGGTATACAGGGACGATACCCTTCTTACCCTGACTACTGACTATACCGTAACGATTAACACCAACGGTACTGGTTATGTGACCCTGACGGCTACCCCAACAGGCGCTACTCAGATTGCTATTGTTGGCGACCGGGCAATCCAGCGTACCTCAGACTTTACTACTGGTGGCGACTTGTTTGCTACAACCCTAAACGACGAGCTGGATAGCATGACCATCTTTGCCCAGCAAAATGCCGAGGGTGTAGACCGTGCTCTGAAGGCTCCCCAGACTGACCCGACCAACATTAGCATGACCATGCCACGGGCCTCTGTACGGGCTGGCAAGGTGCTCTCTTTTGATTCCAACGGCAACCCTGCGGCGGTTGACTACATTGGTGAGAACCGTGGGAACTGGGCGGCTGGCATAGCGTACAACCAGCGTGACATTGTTAAAGACACGACCAACGACAACATCTATCAGGTTTTAACGCCACATACTTCTACCGGTTCCCTGCCGATTTCAACCAATACAGACAGCGCCAAGTGGGCCTTGCTGGTCAATGCCGCAGCCGCCAACGCATCTGCCGTAGCTGCTGCTGCTAGCGCATCTGCCGCCTCAACGTCAGCGTCCAACGCCTCGACCTCCGCAAGCAATGCCAGCACATCTGCCAGCAATGCAGCTACCTCGGCAAGTAACGCATCTACCAGCGCAAGCAATGCGGCAAGTTCTGCCTCAACAGCAAGCACGGCAGCAAGCAATGCTCAGACCGCCGAGACAAATGCTGAGACAGCCGAGACAAACGCTGAGACAGCGCAGGCCGCAGCAGAAGCGGCACAAGCAGCCGCCGAAGCTGCCGAGGCTGCATCTATAAACTTGGCCACTAACTTTACCGCCACGGCTACCACGCTGTCTCCCGGCGCTAGCGCAACAGCATCTTACAACTCTGGAACTTATACCTTAACCCTCGGTATTCCAACTGGTGCGACAGGTTCAACCGGAGCGACAGGAGCAACCGGCCCGGTAGGCATGAACTGGCTTGGAGCCTACAGCGCCGGGACGTCTTATGTTGTTGACGACGCAGTCAGCTACAACGGCTCAAGCTATATCTGTAAGCTCGCCTCAACCGGCAACGTGCCAACGAACACAACCTACTGGGATGTGCTTGCAGAGAAGGGCGCATCTGGCTCTGGTGCTGGCGACGTGGTTGGCCCGGCATCTGCGGTAAATGACCGCCTAGCTGCGTTTGACGGAACTACCGGAAAGCTGATTAAGGATAGCGGATACACCCAAGCGAGCTTTGCAAAGTACGCTGACTCAACGGCAAACTTTACCGGAACCCTGCAAAACGGCGGGCATACGGTTCTGACCAGCGCATCGGATTATCTTGATTCAACGGACATTGGTTCAACTGTACAAGCATACGACAGCAACCTGACATCCTTTGTTAGTACATTTACTTTGCCAACAACGGATGGTACGGCAGACCAAGTATTAAAAACTAATGGTTCAGGCACGCTTTCTTTTGCAACGCCTAGTGGTGGTATTACAACTGGTAAGGCCATCGCAATGGCCATTGTTTTCGGTGGCTAACCCTTAAGGAGATTAAATTATGGCCGCACCTAATATCGTCAACGTAACAACCATCACAGGCAAGACCGCCGTGGTTGACCTATCAACAACCAATGCCACAGCGGTGGTCAGCAACGCCGCTTCTAGCGGCAAGGTCTTTAAGATCAACTCGCTGATTGTGTCTAACGTAGATGGCACTAGCAACGCTGAAATCACCGTTAGCCTGTACTCACAGGACGACATCGGCGGCACGGCTACCGAAATCTGCAAGACAGTAGTTGTCCCTGCTGACGCATCTCTTGTTGTTATTGACAAATCTTCTGGTATATATCTTGAGGAAGATAAGTCAATTGGAGCGATTGCTGGTGCGGCTAGTGACCTTAAAGTGGTCTGCTCATACGAGGAGATTTCCTAATGCAGCGGGGCAACGGTGGTGTAATTGGCAAGAACAACACCCCGACGTCTTCCTCGGCGAAGGGTATTTGGTCGCTTAACGAATTGCAACGTGCGGTGCTAGCCGGCACTTGGCCCGTAACTCAATACAGCGTCATCCAAACCTTTACGGCTACTAGCACATGGACTTGTCCTACGGGTGTGTCCGAGGTTGAGTATTTGGTTGTCGCTGGCGGTGGTGGCGGCGCTTCAAACATTGGTGGTGGCGGTGGTGCGGGGGGTTTTAGAACAGGAACAGGTTTAGCCGTTACGGCGGGAACAGATTACACAATTACCGTAGGTGGTGGCGGCGCTGGCGGCGCTAATACAGGAGAAAATAATGGAGTGGTTGGGTCTAATTCCGTTTTTTCCACAATCACATCAACGGGTGGGGGGTTAGGCGGTAAAGGTGGTGGTTCGTCTGAATCTGGTGGGAATGGCGGTTCTGGTGGTGGTGGGGGCGGGTATAGAAGTAGCCCGACAATTTCAGGTGGTTCTGGAAACACTCCATCCACATCCCCATCGCAGGGAAATAATGGCGGTGGAGGAACCGGAAATGCGTCTAATGCCGGAGCCGCTGGTGGAGGGGGTGGCGCATCAGCAGTAGGCGTGGCTGGAACCTCATCTCCTGTTGTCGGTGGTAATGGCGGTAACGGAACAGCATCTTCCATCTCGGGTTCATCTGTAACTTATTCCGGTGGTGGTGGCGGGGGTACTTTTAATGGAACACCCGGTTCCGGCGGTACAGGCGGCGGCGGAGCAGGGGCAAACAACTCCGGCCCTAGCGGGGTTAATGCCTCAGCAGCATCTCCTGCAAATAGCGGCGGTGGAGGTGGCGGTGGTTCTGCTTTTAATGGCGGTGGTGGCGCAGGAGCCTCCGGTATCGTCATCCTTAAATACAACGCACCATTACAATCCATTTTTACATTCAAAGGCTCAACCAAGTGGGTAGCACCTACTGGCGTGACTTCTATTGATTATTTAATCGTTGCCGGCGGCGGTGGTGGTGCAACTACAAATCAAACCGCTAATCAAGGTGCTGGTGGTGGTGGCGCAGGCGGCTTTAGAACTGGAACAAGCCAAAGTGTTACGGCTGGGACGGAATACACAATTACGGTTGGCGGCGGTGGTGCTGGTGGAGCATCTACCTCTAATCCGGGGTCGACTGGTGGTAATTCATCTATTGTTGGGGGTTCCGCACCATCTGTTTTTGCTTCTCCGGGTATTGTTTCTGCTGGTGGGGGTGGTGGCGGTGCTAACGGAGGTGGTGGAGGAAACGGCGGTTCTGGCGGTGGTGGTGGAGGAAGTTTCCCAGGTGGAACTGCCGCAGGAACTGGAAACACACCATCTACTTCACCATCACAAGGAAGTAACGGCGGCGGCGGGGGTTCTAATAGCGGTGGCGGCGGTGGTGGTTCAAGTGCCGCTGGAACTGCTGGTAGTGGTAATACTGGTGGTAATGGAGGTAACGGAACTGCATCTAGCATTAGCGGTTCATCGGTAACTTATGGTGGTGGCGGCGGTGGTTCTGCACCTACTGCCGGGAGTGCCGGTACAGGCGGCGCAGGGGCTGGTGCAGGGGCTGAAGATACAGCAGGCGGCTCTGCTTCTGCAAATTCTGGTAGCGGTGGTGGGGGAACAAGAACGGACGGCACTCCAGCCTTATCTGGCGGCGCTGGCGGTTCAGGTATCGTCATCATCAAGACCAATCAATAACGAGGACAAATGGAAACCAAAATCTATCGGTTGTATGGAATTGACACCGCAATGCACCTGCTAAGACCGGGTGCAAAGTGGGAAATCTCAAACACTTATTTCTCCCGTTGGGAAGACCCAAGACCCTGCCCTACTTGGCAAGAGGTTCAGGACACAATGGAAAAGATTAAGGCGTTTGAGGACTCCATCAACACGATTTGGTTGCCAGAGCAGATTGAGCAATTCACCGGTCAGATGGAAATACAAAAGCAGGTTGATGCAATCATTGCAGAACAGAAGGCCGCATGATTCACAACCTCTTTCCCACTCCTGTTGGCATCTACAAGTTAGACCGTGACCTCTCGGCTAAAGAACTGTCGTTTCTAAAAAAGCAAGAGACACGGTCGAATCAGGGCAACACGACCAGTATTGACAACACGATTCTGAAAGCCAAGGAATTGACCCAGTTGCGGGACTTCATTGAAACCAGCGTGTCGGAATACTTCACCACGGTTTATAGCCCAAAGCACAAGGTCAATCTCAAGATTACGCAGTCGTGGACGAACTACACCGACAAGGGTCAGTATCACCACAAGCACGAGCATCCAAATTCGTTTGTGTCTGGCGTGTTCTATGTTCAGGCAGACAAGGCAAAAGATAGGATTTACTTCTACCGAAACGGATACCAACAAATTAAGTTTCCACCGTCTGATTGGAATGTGTGGAACTCAGAGTCGTGGTGGTTTGATGTTGGTTCTTGCGACTTGGTGCTTTTCCCGTCAAGCCTGACACACATGGTTCCAACAGTAGAATCAGAGCAGACAAGAATTAGCCTTTCGTTTAACACCTTCCCTGTCGGCAATGTTGGGGAAGAAATGGATTTAACAGGACTTCAACTAGGAGAATTAGATGGCGCATTTCGCTAAAATTGACCAGTTTGGCTACGTCGCTCAGGTGATTGTGGTTGACAACAAAGACACATCAGACGCTGGCGGTGTCGAAAAAGAAAGCATTGGTGCAGCTTTCTGTGAGCGCCTATTTGGTGGCACATGGAAACAGACCAGCTACAACGGCAAATTCCGCAAGAACTATGCTGGCATAGGCTACAAGTATGACGCTGACCGTGATGCGTTTATCGCTCCAAAGCCTTATGCAAGTTGGGTTCTTGAAGAACTCACCTGCCAATGGCAAGCCCCCACCCCGATGCCGACTGATGGCCAGATGTATAGCTGGGACGAGAACACAACCTCTTGGGTAGTATCTGAGGTTGCATAATGGCAAGCATCGTTGAGGTCAAAAGCCAACTTGACACCCACGAGGCTGT